TTAGTCGCTTCTACGGCATAATTAGGCTGCAATAGCTCATCTGAAACATCTGAGTTGGCACCAAGGAACTGTGTAAAGGCTATTTTCATTAGACGACTGTCCCTGTGAGAATAATATAATCTTTTGGACTACCAACCTGATTGGGATGCACCACTCTCTTAAGCCAGAAATGCTGAAATTGCCCAGCCGTTAAGGCACCGATACTTAAAACGGAATAGGCGTGTTTAGGTTGCTGAAAGATGAGTGACGAGGCAATCGTCGCTTGTCCATTACCCATGCTCGTACCCACATTGGCACAAGTAAAGAGTGAACCTACTTGATAGCCTGGATAATCAGCTTTACCATCCCCAAAGCCTGCTCCAGAAGCTACACAGGTAAAGGTTGAGCCAACAGCATAAGTAACCCCTGTCTTACCGGCTATGGTATTCCACTGCGCTTGAGTCGTCCCGCCTAAGTCGCTAATACAGTAAACCAAGCCAGGTGAAAAAGTCCCCACCGCTCTCACACTACTAACCGTACCGGCTATAGTATTCCACTGCGCATTAGTAGTGGTCCCCTTCACTGAAATGGTATAGCTGCGGTATAAAGAAAATGTACCCACTCCCAGTGTATCGCAAGGTTCTGTTGTATTTTTTGCTAAGGTTTGTTCCGTAATGGAGCTTTTACCGGTTAGACCTTGCGCAATATAAGTATCGGAACCTTCAAAGGCACTGGATATATAAATGCCGGCATTGGCAATCGTTGTTGTCCCTGTATTCTTCATAACAATACAGGCATAATTAGTAATGCCGAACATGGCATCAGGCAACGGTACATCTGGAAATACAGCGCCTGATGTTTCTGTTAATGCTCGACTACTGATCAGACCACCTAAGACCCCTGCCGCAGAGCCACCACCTGTGAAATAGAAGGTTAAGGCCATTAGGCAGCCTGCTTGGGTTGTGTCGGTGCTTTAGTGGGATTGTTTACTGAAGCATCTGCATTCGCTTTTGCCGTTAAAGCGTTAATGAATAGTTGATAGTGTTCTTGACCACGTGCGAGTTGTGCTGAGTTATCAAAGTCTTTACTAAAGGCACGATACAACACATAGTCTAATAACTCAGTTTGAAAGTAGTCTGGGATGGTAATCTTAGTGCCGACATTAGCATTAGCGATCAATGCCGGTAGGGCTGAATACACACACTCCACATATTTAGCTATAGCCGGCTGTGGTGGATAAACATAGAACACTAAGGGATCTAAAGTGCTGTAAACATAATGTTTAACAATGCCATTAACCATTGTAGTGGTCCAACCTGGGATACGTTTGAGCATAATATCTTTAGGCACATGAGTAATCAATGTCCCGACTGTTGCCCCCGTTGAGCCTAAATTATGCGGTATATCCAGCAACAAGATACCATCGCTGGGCAATGCTTGTTTAACCCCTGCTACCAACTGTAGCGGACTATTTTTAACATTAGCTTGTGGTATGGTGGTAGCAATATCACGCTGACCGTCATTGAGCCAACCTAGTAGCTCAGAGACCAACCAAAAGGATTGTGAGACATCAGCCAGTAATAACGAGGCTTTATCGATAATAGTTTTCGCATCGGTAATGGAGGCCATGATTGATCCTTATTGGGGTGAATTAGCTTGTTGTTGCTGCTGTTGTTTTTCACCATTATGTTTATAGCCATTATTTTCAGATTTCTCAATGGTGTATTTAATACCAATGGCTTGAGAGAACATTTTGTAATGGACCTGGCTACGATCTGATTGATTGCCGTATTCAGAATCTTTACCAAAAGCACGATAGAGGACGTAATCTAATAGTGCATTAGCGTAAATATCCCTAACCGTAATCACCGGTGTTCCAGAAGAGGCGATCAAGGTTGGCACTTGTGAGTAGACAATTTCAATACTGGACATACCAGAGGCTGGCTGTGGCGGGTAGACGTAAAAATCGACATTACTGTCAGCAGGATCATAAGCAATGTGACTGACGACAATGGATGTTGCTGCACTGGGCCAGCCCACTATAAATGAATTTAAGAAGTTACGAGTGACTTGTCGGATAACACCGCCTGGCGTTGTCCCGCCCACACCCATGTTACGAATAAATCCATTAACATACAGTGCATCAGTGGGTGCTGATTGTTTGGTTCCAGCGACTAGAGCAACAGTAGAGGTAGCAGGATTAGCATTAGGCACTAAGGCACAGATTTCAGATTGTCCATCATTCAACCAACTGAGTAGTTCAGAGGGTAGCCAACGAGTTTGTGAGGCATCAGCCAAAAATACTGAAGCCTTGTCGGTTATTGTTTTAGCAAGGGTAGTAGAGGGCATGATTGATCCTTAGAAATTGAATGGATTGCGATATAAAGTAGATTGTTCTGAAGCAGCTCGATTAACCGTGTCATATAACGCATTACGTTTGTGACCAAAGGCTTTATCAAACTGACTTGAGTACATAAGGGCTTTATTAACGTCTGTCATGCCATTGTTATTGATGGAGAAGAAACGAAATAGGCACCAGTTGCTTAAGTCATCATGGTATTGGCTGGGTGTTTCCATTGATACAATAGGCCGACGTGAGCCGTCCAGTTGCATCGTGTAAGATTTGTCAGGCATTGGATACAGCGTGAGCTTGGTATCATCCTGAAAATAATAGTTGGGAGTAGCGACTTCAGTAATCCATTTATTGATATTAAAATCCAACTCGCGTCGAGTGGTCTTTATAAGCGGCTTGCTCTCGCCACTCAACCGAACTGAATCTATAAAAATAACGCTAGGATTTATTGCATAGACCGATACACCTGAGGTGACGGCTATATCGTAAGTGCTATCCAGTCGTAGGAACTGAGCGCGTTCAGCGGCTTCTGTCTCAGCTTCACTAATAAAGCTGGCCAATACGGTATCTGGTACAACGTAAGGCTCTACATCATCCCCTGAGTATCGTCTGATTAACGCGATGAGCGCACTCTGTTTCATTTAGATCGCCATTGCGCTGTACGGATACGCAGGCACTTCACGTTTCACAATGGTTTTAGTAATTTCATCTTGGACATAAATGTCTTTAACCGCGTGTTCAAGCACTTCCACTAGAAATGCCGGTACGATCACTTCCATCCCGCGTTTAACTAACCACGTCTTACCATTAACCGAGATAGGCACATCAATAGATCCCGTATCACCTTCGGTTTTATGGATCATGAGTTTAACTTTTTTATCAGCAACAACCGGCACAGTATTACTTGCATCGCGGATTTGCTTCTTTATAGAATCTATACTGAAGCGAGCATTAGCATCAACTCCGAGTGATTTAGCATGGTCTATCAATTCTTCTTTGTTCTCTGATGTTTCAAAATCAAGCATGAGCTTTCCTTGTTTAGTAAAAAAAAGGGTACCTATTGCTAAGTACCCTCATTTGTTTAACGATTAAAGTGCAGTCGCACCCACCTCACATCTTGCAATCCAATTTTCATTAAGAATTTTTGCAGCGAAGTAAGTTTTCCAACCTACAAAGCCCACTTGTCCTAATGGATCAGATTTAGAAGGTGTACCAGGGTTCAATACACTTGGAGTGATTGAGTTAGCACCTTTCAATGGCACTAAGCCATACGCTTCTTTAGCAACGAATATCAGTGGATAAACATCGATGTTAGTCGCATTGTCAGCAATCAAACCAGTTGAGCCAACCACTGCACCAGCCGCTTGAAATGGCACCATCAATGGAGTTAAGATAAAACGAATAGACTCAACAGAGCCTAATTCTTCAGGACACAAAGGTTGACGTGAACCGTAAGACGCAACAGGCGTGAAACCTGCTAATGCACGAATATCCGCTTCCAAATCAGTATGACCGAAAGCAATATAACCACCTTCAATCGCTTTTGTTGCATAGCCAGCAGAAGATGCCAACATTGAAGTAACCGGTTTACCGCGATTAGAACGCAAGGCTCTAACAACCGCACGAACACGATCAAGAGTAATCTTGCTGTTGACCGATACACGAGTAGAGTGACCGATAGTGTCATAGAATACGTTAGTACCCGCTTTGATAGCACCGTAGGTAATCATTTCAACC